CAGGGGGCCATGGGCCTTGACACGTAAGCCCAATTTAACTGAGATGAGTCGAGGAAACAATTGGTGATGTCGCACTTTGAACATGGCGCTACGTAAGTTCTACTCTAAGCCCCTGAAAGATGAGGCTATTGTGGATTGTGAGTTAGCCACACACGATGATTGACGAAAGAAGAGAAGAAGGAATGCTTCCGCGAAAACAACGGAAGGAAGTAAGAGAAATTACTATGACAGCAAATGAACAGGATTTTGTTTTTGATGAGATAACTGGTATAACCAAATTATCTCTCACCCCATCCCCGATGACAATAGACCGCCCTCTACCCGGAACCTCTATGAATCAATTTACTCTACAAGTAAATGAACTCCTTAGCATATTTGCTTATGGAGGCGTTAGAACTTATAGTCCATCGATTACTGTATCATCTATTCTTCCTATAAATGTGCCAACCTTTATATCGAATCACTTCTCTGATCTCGGGAAGCTGTTCCGTTATATCCGTTGTAACTTTGAGGTACAGTTTAGATTGGTGTCACAGTTTCAGCAGGTTGGTGCTCTTATGGCAGTGCTATATCAACAACCTAACGAATTGAATGACTATTATTTTGCGTCCAGTATAGGAGAAGAGCAGGATCGTTGGTTTGAATATCCACATAAGTTGATCTATTTCGGAGAAGATTCAACTACGTCGATTACAATACCATGGAATCGAAATTTACAACTACAGGAGGTTGGTGACGAATTTCCCCATGCCCAAATTGGTTTGCATGTTTTAAGTCCTATGCGAGTTGCTACTGGCGTGACAGCCCGAGCAACTCTTCAGGTCTATACTCGTCTTACCAATGTCGAACTATCAGGCTATATCAATCGGCTATGACATTCCAGCAGACAGTTTTTAGAAGTCCTCTTCCCTTTGGGGAGGCTCGTGATATGCGTATCATGGCAGCCTTTAGAGGGGATAGATTTTCGAATGAAATGGATGCTTCCTATAATACTCCAGAGATGAATAGGCTTTTTGATGATAAAGGAGTAGACTTACCACCTGACTACAGTGAAGATGATCCCAATCCACCCCCCGCCTATACCGAAGAAGATACCAATCCGGTTGAGGAAGCGGCTGAGGCTGGTCCTGAAGGATTAGAGGAAGCAGAGGCAGTGACGAGTGGGGCAATCTCTGGTATGTCTGAGGCTGCATTGCCATTACTCGCTGCTCACCAGTTTCAAACCGGTATTGGCGATCTTATTATTAATTCACATTTTAACACAGAACAGACTAATAATCTAAATCAGTTATATCAAAATCAGCAGACTGGTGGCGCTCTTGCGGCCCAGAATGCACAGAGAGCCTATGAATGGAATGCCCAACAGAATGAGAACGCAAAAACTACAGCAGAGACCGGAAATCAATTCGGGCTAGTAGGAACACTTATAGGAAGCCTGATAGGAGATTCCGATAGAACGGCTTTGCCCCAGGACTTGAGAGATACTGCTTATAGTCAGTATGGACGAATCGACCCTACTTCCGATGGAGTTGCCACCACTTTGGATGCTTCATCAATACCACAGAATGAGATACAAAATGGAGTTCAAACTTCTGAATCCTCATCTAGTATAGATTATAACCCAACATGAATATACCTACACAACCAAATACTGATATTCAACCCACTGACCCTCTTCCCCAGACGGTTAGTGGAATTTTGACGGCCCACGCTAATGAATTCGCAGATCCCCTTGCGTCTTACGGAGATGAACCTAATCTAGCCACTACTTTATCACGTTATCATTTAGTGGATTATAAGGAGGTTGGCATTACTGCTGATCCTTATCCATCATCCACTACATTACCATTTACATCTTTTCCTACTAGAAATTCATGGCAGTATGTGTTATCGCTTCACCAATTTATTACATGCGATCTCGATTTAAAGTTTGAGATTATTAAGCCCCGTATGGTGACTGGTAAATATTTGTTTAAGTATTGCTCTGATCCTACTGAGACATTAACATCTTCCGATAGGAAGAGTTTTAAAGTCGAGTGGGATGTATCGCAATCTAATACATTAGAGATTCCTATAACATCCATGCAATTTGGTAAATACCGGATTTGCACTGGTTCACATGGATACGATGCAGACACCTCTGGAGCGGCTGATCTGATTATGTTTACAGGATATAAACCACGAGTAGAGTTTTATAAATTTGGCACATTTACTTTAGATAATGTATCTACTTTGCAGTCAGGATCAATTTATCCTGATTCATTCACCCTCCTTACCTTTTTAAGGTTTAGGAACCCCATACTATCAATACCGAGACAATATTTGTCAACCAATAACGACTGTTTAGTCACATCTAGACCAACATGAATACAGCACAACAGATAAATACGATTGCTAGCAACACTGCATCAGCACCTGTTGCTACTGAAGCCATTAACCCAGAGGTAGTTACCATGTATGATCACCTTAGGAGATTTCAACCACTTGGTAAGCGAATAACCGTCAAGCAACCATTTATTTCTAATGAAAGATCACCCATTTTCGCTATTAAGGTTACACCCTTCATTCCCCATCCAGCATCACGAGCGTTCATAACTGAAGACCCCGTGTATATTCTTCCCGATACATCGTCTGGTATAATATCCGATCCAGCCGGTGTTGCTGTGAAGTGTGTCACGTATGACGTTCCCCCACCTTTGGGCATCGATGCGCTTATGTATAGATATTGGACTGGTACTCTCATATATAGCTTTCGAGTTATCTCTAGCGCCCTTAGTCAGGGTTATCTAGTCACAGGCGTTTCCAGAAATAAGTCTGTGGCAGAGATCTTGGTTGGTGATAATAATGGATACTCCAAGCAAAATCTTTGGAGGGAGATCGAAGGCATTGGTAGTACCTTTCAATCATTTATGCTCGAATCATATCAGCAATCAGACCTATCATTATCACGTCACGTTAAGGTTGAGGTGCCATATAACCGTAGGTTACCAGTTACTGATACCTACGAGGATTTTCGTACGTATGGTCAGTCTTTGGTTTCCGATTCCCCCCCAGTAACTACCCAGCAATCACATGATTTCGTGGTTGTTGGAATCCGCGGCGCCACTTTTGTGGGGTCCTCAATAGATGAACTAGTCATAGAGTTAGAGATTTCCGCAGGACCCGACTTTAGATTCTTCCGTGAGTTGAATTTCAACTTTGAGGCTGTAAACCAGCCTTTGGATGAAGCTATTGTCTTTCCAGATACCCCTACCCTTAACCCTCCATTAGCATTACTCCCATAGAAGTTAGTGGATCTTATTGGATTGATAGGCCCTATGGCTGGGATGTACAAGTACTGATGATATGTGACTAAGATTCCCTCGTTGACAGTGGGATTAGCACAGCTTAGTATGCATTGCCATCAAGTCTCACTTACATGAGCCCATATGAAAGGTAGCTTTATTTGATGACTCTAATAGGACAATACCTCCTTGGTGTCCGCACGGAGTAGAATACTGAGCCCGAATTATGATTCATGTGGGAGACTTGATGACAGTGTTGTATGATATGCAGCATGTCTATTAGTATTGTTTGGAACCCCACCCTTGGGACTTTAGAAGCCCATTAGGATGTTTCACGTTTCATTTATTAACATGGAAGATCTGGTAGCCTAGGCTACATTTAGTTTTAAGGACATTTTAATAAACATGGAAAAGTACAATAATAATGAACCGACTCATGTTTTGCAAAATGTTGCCACTGTCACTGTGCAAATGACCAAGCAAAGTAAATGGATTAATGATTCCCGTGAAGAGATTTTAAGAGAGGTTGGTTATATCCTGAGTGAATTCCCTGCAGTTTGCAGAGATGACAAGAAGGGTATGCTGACCGCCCGATTTGGCAATGTTAAACTGACTTTCCCCCGTATCTATGGCCAAAATTACGATCGTTGTGTTGTTCAGAGGGCGAGAGACTTTCTTATAGAGGCTATTAAAAAGAGGAGAAGACACGTATTAGAATATGTGCGTGTGTTAACCTCGGAAGATGATGAAGATTTTGATCCCCTTGAGATAGAGAAACTTGGATTTATAGGAGACAATTACTATGGCCTGCATAGGACGTATATTCTACATGAGCTCATACCTTGTGAATGGGGCCAGACTAATGAAGATCTGCAAGAGAAGATGATGAGGCATAACACAGATTACAGCGACGTAAGTGACGAGGAAATTATAATAGAGGAGCCTGGTCTTGACATCATTGAGGGCCTATTGGTGGAGCCCAAGGTTGAGGATGAGGAAATGGATATTGAGGAGGAGGTTATTCAGATTGAACCTATAGTTCAACCTAGGCTTCCTACCAAGGAGGAAGATGCTGTCATTATCCAAGAGATGCGTGAGAGAGCTATGCGCGAGAAAGTCAAAGTTAAGCAAGATAGGCTTAAAACGAAGAAGAAGAGGGTGAAGTTTACCCAAAGAGATAGAAACCATGAACCATATTGGGATTTAGAGAGAATCAAGCGTGGCCAGTATTTTGTGGATAGCGGTAGGAGAAGACCCCGTGAGCTTGAGGCTCTAACAATAATGCGACCCAACCTGCTTAAATATACTATAATAGCAGGTGATTATGATACGGAGGACATCATTAATGGCCTGATGGATCAGGATACAAATGTGCGTGTTGAGACTATGCCACATAGGTACCACCGAAAGGTGATAATTCAGGATAAACAACCCATAGTTACTTTGTTACCAACTTATTCGGGCCAATATATGGGTATCTTTGGTGATGATATGGCCCTGATGATGGAACAGCTAGCTATTGCTACGGTTGCCAGGAGCAACTTTGGTGAAGGCTATATTAGTGTGCGAGATAATATCTTAAAGAAGAAGAAGGAAATACATGGATTGGCACTCATTAATTTGCTTAATATACCATCAACAAGAGGGCTTGATTATAGGCATAATTCCATGCTGGAGAGAACATCTAAACGTAGACATTTCACTCAAGTTGAGATAGACGAAATGGTGAGTGTTAGAAACGAGGTTGCGAAGAATCCCAAACAATGGAAGAAGGCCGTTTCCCATCCCCTTATATCACAGGTTCTGGAATATGACGCAATGGTGTCAACAATTATTAATATGTATTCAGAACACTTTAGGATAAAGCAAGTGCCACCCAGTGTGGATCTCACATGTGTTTTAGAACGCTGGATTCGCCCTATCCCCCTTATTGAAGCCATAAACACGAGTGACGGAGCCCTGGACCTTGAGGAGGTTCTTCAGCGGATGGAGTCCGCCAAAGTACCAGATGTGGAGAAGAAGGGCTACAGGCGTAAAATAGCAGATTATGTGAAGGACAGGTCCGAAGCCATGATGACAGCGCTTGGTGAAAACATAGTCAAAGGTGTGGGCAGTGCCCTAAAGGCTCTTGGCTATGAGTCATATAAGTATGTCCAGGGTTTGGTTAGTGCCGCTTTTGGTGCTTGTGCTGATATGTTCCATGGAGTAATTGATTTTGTTAAGTCTTGCTATAATAAAGTCGTAAATTTGTTTCGGAATTGCATGAAAGCACTTGGAGTGTATGACGAGAATCTGAAGAAGTTTGATTTTGATGCCATTGTGTGTGTTGTTGTGGCGCTATTACTAGCTATATATACTGATAATCCTTTAGTTAGGGGTGCTTGCGTTATTTCTATACTTTGTAGCCTTAATGTTTATAATAAAGTTCTTGATGCTATTAGTTATCTTAGAGAAGTCTGGAATAAAAATCCAGTCTTACTAGAGGAGACCAAGGAGAAGGTTGAATTTGTGGAAGCAGAGAATACGTCCTTCGATATTTTGTCGATGTTTGTCGATTATAAATATGGGGTTAGTGCCCTTATAAGTGCAGTATTGTATGTATCGTGTGGATATGCGGCAACATCTTCCCAAAGGAAGAGCGTTGGTGGTATGGTTGTTGACACATTGAGGAATATTTTCTTTGTGGCAAATGGCGTAGCAGCCATAGCCAAGCTGGCCGAGGCTGTGCCGGAGCTAGTTAAGAAGATTCTATCCCTCTTTAAGAGTCCACAGTCTACCATGTCACCAGAGCTGAAACAGGCCGTTGGCTTTGCGATAGTCGTAGCCAGCTTGAATCATGATGAAGCTATATCCGCAATTCGTGTGAGTGAAGAAGTGCAGAAGAAGGTGCTGAATTACACGAAGACATGGATAACAATAAAGACCTATACCTTAACTAAGGAGTTCCAGTCTTTGCACGTGTCAATACAGCAATGCATAAGGGAAGCGGTTAGAGTATATCCCAAGCTTAGGAACGCCATATATAGAATGAAACAACAAGCAGGATTTAGGCCAACAACATTCCATATTCAATTGTCAGGCTTACCTGGCATAGGGAAGACTACTCTCTTTAAGAAGTTAGTAAAGGATATAGGGGTGCAGTATTATCCAGAAATGAGCGCCGATCAGCTTACATATAGTCGTGACTCCTCGATGGAGTACTGGAATGGCTATGCAAATCAACGCATTGTGTTGTGTGACGACCTATGGGCTGTTAATGATGCTAAGATGTTTGCTGAAATAATAACCCAGGTTAATAACTGTCCTACTCCCCTTAATATGGCAGCTTTAGAGGATAAGAATGTGTGTTATAATAGTGATTTTCTAATATCGTCAACTAATACTGTCTATCCTATTGTTAAGGATATATTCTGTATGGAGGCTATTTGGAGAAGAAGGCATATACTGACAGAAGTAGTTTGTGATCCACGAGTTAGAAGCCCAACTAGTGGAAAGATAGAGTTCGCGCTTTTTGACAAGTATGCTGATTTGAAGAAGTTTGTGAAGCTAGGGGACGATGGTAGGTATGGACTAACGGACGAAGGCAAGAATGAGCTGCCTCACTTGAAGTTCAATATCCTGGTGCCAGTAAAGTCCTCTAGTAAACAGTATGAGGAGGAAGAAGCCCCATCTAGGAAAGATGTGAAGAAAGAATCAGTGACGCCAACATACTATGGAGAGAAAGACCCCCTACCCCCTGGTCTTATGCACCCACTTAAAGGACTTAAGTACTCAGATTATGTACAGAAAATCTTTAGTCGTTACAATGCCCTTAGGTCGGAGGAACGACAGTCTGGGTTTAAGCAGTCAGCATATTATGACCTGCGTAGTACGCATTTGTTTGTAGACGAATGTGTTGAGACGCTGGATCAAGCAGGAAGCTTGGACTGGCTTAGTACCGGGAGCTTTGAAGTGGAGCCAATGGATTATCCCATCAGTCCTACTATTCGGGAGGATGTAGAAGCAGCCTTCGCTGATATTGAAGCTAGTGCTATAGATATCTTGGAAGGCAAGGATGTTGTGTTTCCTTCAGTGCTTAAGGATGAAGGTATAGTTATACACGATGATCTGGACCCAGATGATGATGCCCTGAAGGACGCTATGGATAGGCTCATGGCCGGCGAGTCGATTGAGTTTACGCATACGTCCCCAATGCCACAAACACCCTTGGAGATTTTGAAGGCTGCTGAACTGGAAGCTAAGAGACGAAAGGAGATTCTTAGAAAACACCCAAAGCATGCTAGTAAAGCAGCTAGAATGAACCCGGATAATTTGGTAGAGTATAGCCCTAGATACATCCTTGATGGAGAATTTGCAAACCACTATAGGATGTCCTATGGTTCCGCAATTGTTTCGGTTCCGCAGGACGTTAGACTTGGATACCCTAAGATGGTAAAATTTAAGAGCATTGTTGAGTTTAATGGTGGTCGGTTCCATGTGGACTTGATCGATAGGATTAAGCTAAGCGAAGGTCTAGTATATATAGATATGAGTGATTGGAAGCAAGAGATGGCCTCAGAAATGGCCTATCAGGTGTCGCAAGGAGAGCATATGTATTGGGATAGAGCCCCACATTGTTTTGGATTGCTGACAGACCAACTTCTGTTGATCAGTATGATGACCATGGAGGAATTGAAGACCCTGATAGAGTTGAGTGCTGAGACCATAAAGCAGGAGGAAGCTCTGAAGGGCTTTGTTAAGCGTGCTTATGATCGCTTAAAGTATAGAGGGACCCGTATTATAGATTATATAACATCTAGTGCAAGATATTATTTAAATAAATTTCTTGCATGTATTATGCCTATATTCTTTGCTTTATATATTACAGCGTATATTATCCTTATCTTTAAAGTAATAACATTAGCTTTTACACCCTATCAACAAGATACATCTAGAGTTATGTTTAAGGCAAAGCCCAAGACTCCATATGTTTTTACGAACACGAGCCAAGCCTGTGCTGGAGTAGAGAACCTAATACAGGGTAACTCCCTGATTATGAAAATAGGTAGTGACCCTTTTAGGGGCTTAGGAATTGATGGTAGTTGTATATTGACGACTTATCATTCAGTTGCAATCTATGCCGAGGCAGGAGTAGGCTTTCCATTGGAGTTCAAGATAGGTAAGAATCATCATGATTGGTGGCATATAGACGTAGATCCGAAGGATATCTATGTAATACCTAATAGTGATGCTTGTATTATCTTTAATAAGCAGATTCCTATGTTCCGCAAAATAATACACCATTTCTATACCGATAAAGCTCTAGAACAGCAGGAGCTGCCAGATACCATCCAAATGTACTATATAGATATGGATGGTAGAACCCATAAGGATAGTGAAAGGGTTAGTAGTATAGGACCGATGGCCTTTAACACCCGCATGAGAGGTAAGTACGTTATGGATCGAACACTGACGTATATTGGTGATCCAGCCATAGGAACCTCTGGAAGCGCAGTTGCGCTTTATGATAATTACTCCCGGTATTCTATCGTGGGTATACAGTCCTCTAAGGATTCCAGGGGGTACGGCCACGTATCAATTGTCTCGCAGGAGGATGTGCTGAAGGTTCTAAAGGGACTAACTGGGAATGTGGTTGCAGAGGATCCAGTGCAAATCAACACTAGTGATGTGACGACCCGGACCGTGGAGCTATTCGACGCCCCAACTAGATTCTGTGGACAGATAACTCCTGAGAAAGTCTTGGGAGTTGTGGGTAAAACAGCATTTAGAAAGACCATCTTGAGTGATGAATTTCAAAGTAAGAGAGAACCAGCTGTTCTTAATGCTTTTGACCCTAGAGTGGAAGTTGGAACTCATCCGATGCAGAAGTCTATAAATAAGTATGGTAGACATGTCATGAGACCTCTACCTCAGGAACTCCTTGATAGAGCAGTGGAGGACGTTGCGAGGTATATTAAGATGAAGGTGCAAAGACCTAGGATCCTGACAGTGGAGGAGGCCATTATAGGGGTGCGAGGTTCAACACCATATAATCTAAAAACCTCACCCGGTATACCTTATATCTATGATAAGCAAGGTTATCCTGGTAAGAAGACTTGGATCAGGAAGGATGAGGAAGGGGAAATCATTTATCTGGATGATAATTTGGTGAGGGATATTCACGAGTATATTAAGCTCATGAAGAAGGGAATAATCCCGCCAAACCAGATTTATGAATTCCCAAAAGACGAGCTAAGGAGTAAAGAAAAGGTGCTGAATGCTAGATCGATTTCAGTACAAGACATGCGGTTGAATATTATCAACCGAATGTACACCTTAGACTTGATGTCGCAGTTGCATATGTGTGCTGATGGGGAATTCCCAATGTTTGTTGGGGTTAATCCAGAATCACACGCATGGACTCGCATGTATAAGAATTTTAGTAAGTTCCCAGGGAGATGCAGTGATGCGGATATCAATAACTGGGATGGACATATGACCGTTCAAGTAATGCGAGCAGCGACGGAGGTCGTCAATATGATTTATGATGACGACCAGGAAAATAAAATCCTCAGGGAATGCCTGGGGATGCAGATTGTCAACGCGTTTGTGCAAATACTGGATGTAGTGATACACACTATGCGTGGACAAAAATCCGGAAGTGGAACGACAGCAGAGATAAACACGTTAGCCCATCTCATACTCTTTTTAACATTGTATTATATAGCTACTCAAGAGACTGAATATTGTAATTTTGTCAGCTTCTTGAATTATGTAGTTTTAGCATTGTATGGAGATGATCTCTTGATGTCACTAAGCCCAGTGTTAGGACTTGAGCCTAACAATATGTACAGTCTGTATGAGCATTTCGGTTGGCCAGTTTCAGCTGCGGACAAGGTGAGCCTAGTATCTGATTGGAAAGACATAATGGATGTCCAGTTTTTAAAAAGGAGATTCATATGTGACCATAAGATGGGCACTGCTTTGGTCTATGCTGCGATAGAAAAGGATGTGATCAACGATTTGCTGCATTGGATGCGGGTTCAACATAACCCAAACCAACAGCTGTACATGAACATCAATGATGCGTTATGCTTTGCGTACGCTCATGGCGAAGTGTTCTATGAGGAGACCCGTGAGAGGGTTAATGGTGTTTTGAGGAAGCACCGGAAGGAGGAGTATCTCACTAACTATCGTGAGATGCGCAGCCTAATTTTAGGGAGGTATTTTTAGGGCGTATATCTGTAAGATACCCAATCCAGGCGTATATTCGTAGAATACCTGGATTAAAACCTCCAATTTAGATTTAAGACATTAAATTTAGATGTAACCATACCCATTGTTTAGTATACTGCTTTAATTAGTCGTATTTGGGTATAAAGATATGATAATCGCATATAGGTTTAACCACCCGTTTGCGTTCCTAAATATCATATTGGTTTAGTTATAGAACATGCGTTCAGTATCCCTGATGCTTGCTTGTAAACACACTGGTTGAGAACAGTGGGCGGAGCTGGCTGAAGTTGGGGACGGTGGATTATCCACCATTTGCGGTCTTTGTTAGGTGGTATTACCTTAAATGAGTTGTACTACCATGCCGATGAGGGATCTTAACAGAGACGAACGTATGTAGTTTTAAACAGCTACAAGAATGTGACCTGGTTCATGGTGCGATGAGAAAGTGGTATGAATTGGGAAGCATTGGAGCTAGGAAAGGCCTCCACACAGAGGTTATTTCTAACTAGCTCCTACCTTGTAGTTTCTATGTTTGACAATATCACATAAATGAGATAGTGTACTTTTGCAACTTTCTTAGAGGGTGTATATCCGTATGATACCCATTCCGAGCGTATATCCGTAGGATACTCGGTTTTAGAAGGTGGCAATTGTTCGATTTTGTGTGTGTATTGATATTTGAATTGAATTTTATTCATTTTAAATTATTTTATAATTGTG